GGCGTCTGCCCAAGGCTCGCCCCCGTCAGCGCGACCACTGACGGTAAGTTGGTTCTTATCTTGAAGGAACAGCATTTGCAAATCTCCATGGAATAGAGGGGGCACGCTGGCCCCCTCTGTGTTGACGTGCTGTGCGGTATCAGTACCCGTCGCCCGGGTACGAGATGTCCACCAGCTTGACCATCTTCATGTCTCGAATGTCAGCCATCGGCTGGTTCGAGATGTCATAGCCCGGAGGCATGACATTGAACTTGGTCATATCGCCATCCTGAGTACCCTTCTTGTCGATGTACCCAGACGTCTGGAATCCAGACATTTCTTTTTCCATTGCCATGATGCTTCTCCTTAGACAGTTACGTCTGCGGTGGGAACGATCTGCAACTCAACGCCCACGCCGTACACAGCGGTGGCGTCAGTGCCCTTGGCGATACCGAGCACGTCCCCACGCGCAAGCGTGAAAGTGCTCACCACGTTGGTGCCCGTCACGTTGCCAGAGCCGATGGTGGTCAGCACTTGCGTGGTGGTGGCGGTGCCAGAGTACTTGTAAGCGTAGACGATGTCGTTGCTCGTACCCGCCGTGGTTGCCTTGACAGTGATGGACTTGACCAGCATGTCGGTGAACGCGGCGAACTTTGCAGTCGCAGCATTAGCGCCCGTCACGTTAAAGCCCAAGGGCAGCACCGCCTGATAGGCCGGTGCGTCATAAGCCATGCTCCTGAGTGCCATGATTCAGTACCTCCTGATTAGGCTTGAGAGTCCCACTTCACAATGCGGGCGTTGGATGCCAGCGTGTGAACGATACCGAAGCCGCCCAGGTAGTACCAAGCGACGCCCTTGCTGCGACCATAGTCACTGGGGATCTTGCCCCGCATCTCTTCCGGAACGGCGATAGCCTCGGCCACCGTGTCGTTTCCGAAGAAGAAGATCCAGTCGCTGTCACCGCCCGTCCAAGCGGAGCCAGTCAACCCGTCAGAGCTGATGCCCTTGGCGATGTTGGTCTGCTCCACGTAGCGGACGTTCTCGTAACGACCGATCTCGCCGTTCATGATCAACTTGAAGCCCGTCTCACTGTACTGGTGGATGGTCTCAAGGTTGTTCTTGAACGTGCGCAGCGTGGTGGGCCATGCCAGGGCGTAGTAGTCATCTCCGATGTAGGCGGGGATGTTGCGCTCCTTCATCGTGTCAACAATGGCCTTGGCGTGGCTGTTGTTGAATGCGATTTGGTTGGTCCCAGTTACCGTACCGTTGGTGTACAGGGTGATGGCGTCGGTGGCGGTGCCCGCAGTCGGAATCACACGCAGGGGCGTCTGATTGAACTGAGACCATGCCAGCCGGTCGAACGCCTTGACGGCGTCGTTCTTCAGCACCTTTTGAATCAGCTCCATCACGGGGAACTTGGACAAATTGTCCAGCTTGCCCGAGTACGGGACGCTGTTGCCAGCTTCGCTGATCGTCAGGGTGCCCTGCGTGATCGTGAAGTTGGTTTCGGGCATGGTGTTGGTCTCGACCAAATTGCCACCAGCGGTAGCAACGTCCGAGAAAACGTCCCAGGTGAAGATGTCACCCTTCTTCTTGCCCTGCTGGCTGGCGTCGCGCACGTCAGCAAACTGACGGAACTTCACCAGCGGTTGCACTGCCATACGCAGCACGTTGCTCAATTGACGGCTATACATGAAGCCGCCAAGAGAGTTTACTGCCCAGACTTGTCCGGCCATGATTTTCTCCTTAGCTTCTCATCCATTGGGGACCGCCGCGCCGCTGTGCCATGCTGGCAATGACGGAGGCGGGGGAGTCATCCACATCATCTTCCTCAACCTTTGCGGGTCTCGCCTTCGCGGATGCGGGGGCGGGCACCTTGGGGGCCGAGGCCTTACGGGCTACCTTTTCTTCAATCGTGGTCTCTTGCTTGGGGGCAGGGGCCAATGACTGCTTCCAGGAGCGAACTTCCTCACCGATCGAGGAGTAGCGGTCCCAGTACGGACGCTGGTCACCTTCTTTCAGAAGTTGTGCGTCCCTGTCAAGGGCAATCTTCTTCAGAATGGGGTCTGACCAAATGTCGCCGTACTCAGAACTGAACTTTTCGATGGCTTGGTTGAAAGCAAGGCGTTCGTCGATAGTGCGGGAGACGTCGTCCCTGCTAAGGGATGGACGAGCACTCGTCTGCTCGCGCAGCTTGCGCAGCGCGGCAGCAGCCTCTTCTTCTGTGCCCACTTGTATAGCGCGGACCAGCGCTCGATCTTCCTCGTCTTGACGACGACGAAGGTCAGTCTCGTCGACCTCGGGCTTGGCAATCTGCTCAAGCTTCCGTCGGGCCTCAGCCGCTTGACGCAGGTACTCGTCAGCAGCTTCAATCTTTTGCGCACGCTCAATGAGCTGGGCCTCGGTGAGCTCCAGCTCTTTGCCATTAACCTTGATGCGGTACTTGCGCTCTTCCGCCTGGGTGGCCTGCTCAGTATCAACCTCAGCGCCCTGCTGCGTAGGCTCCGCTTCACCATCAGCAGTCTGCTCGGTGGCTACGCCGTCAACGGTGTAGGGCTCGGTGGAGCCGTCATCATTGACGTTGGCAAACTCATCGGCACGACCAGCGTCAGTTTGATCAGCAATGGCGTTCAGGCGAGCAATACGCTCATCATTGCCAGTGCCCACTCCACTTTCGGAGCCAGCCTGCTGATCATTGTCTTCATTCATCTGACGATTCCCCTTCAAGAAGTTCAAGTGCCTTTAGACCATCCAATACCGCTTGAGAAAGCCACTGCTCAAACATTTCCGCGACGCGGGCCTCGTTCTGAGCCTTCATCACTGCGCGTGTGTCCGTTGCATCAACCGTCTTTAGCGATTCAATGGCCTCACTATAACACTCCTGCGCACGGTTGCGCAAGTATTGCCCTATGCCAGAGCCCCAAAAAAGTTCAACTTCTTTGCCGAAGCCAGCTCGCTCCAATAATTCTTGATTATCCACGCACTACCTCACAATAATAGACTGCCACCCAGCGCGGCAAACAAAAGCTCAGCCTCTTGCTTCTCGTACTCAGCATACGTGGCAAGAAAGTCCCCATCATCCTGCATTACAGCGCTCAACTCAGCGGCGGCTTGTTGCAGAGCTTGGTAGTTTTCATCAGCAATGCGGCGCTGCTGAATATCAACTTCCAGCTTGGCGATGTCCCGCTGTAGGCTCTTTAGCTGGTCGAGCCCACCAGTGTAGTTTGTCAGCTTACGGGCGATGCGCTGCGCCCGTGGCTCCGCTGATGTGGAAAGTGTAGCCGCTGCCTGCTGCACCTCGGGCGTGGTGTCCTCGCCACGGAGCAAGCTCTCAAGCCGCGCACGCTCCTGCGCACGCCAGTTTTCCCACTCCGGGCGCTTGCGTCTACGTGGCGCAGTGCCGCCAGATCCACCCGCAACCTGCGGCGCAGGCGGGGGCACTGGCTGAGTGACCGTGCCACCGTAGAAAATCTGCGCATTGTCGAAGCGGGTGTTTTGCGTGACAGTCTGCAACCCGCCCGGCTGAATGACTGCGCCACCATAGAACGTCTGGGCGTTATCAAACCTGGCGCCTTGATCGACGGTGTTGAGGCCTGTAACCACGCCACCGAAGAAGGTTTGCGCGTTATCAAACCTGACAGCCTGCGCGACGTCGCTGGTGGTCGTAACTGAACCATTGAAGAACGTCTGCGTGTTGTTGAACCGCGTTGATTGCGCGACGGTCTGCGCGACAAAATTCTGCGCCTGTTGAGCTACCCCGTCCTGCGCCTGAAGGCCGGCAAGGAACGGTAGGCCAGCCGCAAGCCGCGCCCCCGCAAGCTCGCCGTCGGCCCGGAAGCCTTGGACCGACCCGGCTGTGCCCGTGCTGCGCACAAGCTGCGCGGGGCCACCGCCACCCATAAGGGAGACGTCAACGTCTGACGGGCTCCCGTAGTTGCCCGAGCCGTATGTGAGCGAGCCATAGGCATTGTCCGGCGACGGACCACCGTAGGTGCCGTCTCCGTAGGTGGTGGTGCCGTAGGTCTTGACGGTCACACCGAGATGTTCCCGCTAGACATGACGATGACAAGGGCCGGCTCAGGATCGGGCTCAGGATCGGGAGCAGGGGGATTCGCCGGCAGCGGGTAGTCCACCCACATCTCTTCAGACTGGCTCCACTTCCACACATAGCCTTCAACCGGCGCAGGCTCGGGGTCACGGATCACCCAGCCCGGAGGGAACCACCACACCACCTCCTTGCCTTCAGGCGGCACAGGCTCATCGGGCACCTCAATCCAGCCGTCAGTGCCGTCCGTCTCAGGCTTGGGGATGCTTCCGTTCTTGCTGTAGAGCGTCATAGCGTCGGGAAGGCTGCGGTCGGGGTGGAGATGGTGCGGGCGTAGCCGTTGGTGATGCGGACATCCTGCAAGTAGCCGTTCAGCACAGCGCCAGCCACGCGGTCAGCGCCGACATACAGCACGGTGGTTTGGTTGAAATTGTCCGTCACCGCACCCGCGCTAGTGGCATCAGTAACCCCGTCCACCCAAATCTTCAAATTGCCTGATGCCGTGCCAGACCGAACCACCGCGAAGTAGTACCAAGTGCCCGACGCCAGCGAGGTCGCGCCCGTCAGTTGCGTAGCGGTGTAGCTGAACTGGAGCTTGTTGCCCGAGGTGACGTTGACCGACCATCCCGTAGTGGCCGTGCCTTTGCTCACCAGCCCGTAGGCCACGCCAGTAGCGTTGAGGTACACCCAGCCTTCAATGGTGAAGTCGCCAGTTCCTAGACGCAGTTCTGGCTTGTCTACTTTGGGGATGTAGTCGCCTGTGCCGTCAAACCCCATGCTCGTCGTGCCCCACTTCGCCTGCGTGGTGCTGACCTGAGCATTGCCCACGGTCTGACCATCGTTGATCGTGGCCGCGTCAAAGATGCCTGCGTTGGTGAAGTTCAGCAGCAGGCTGGTGTTCGTGATGGCGGTGAGGGGTGTGGTCGGTGGGGTAAAGTTGGCTGTGTAAACAGCGGTGCCTTTGACAATTCGCGCTTGTGATGCGTACCCATTCATTGCAATCACTGGTATCCCGTTATTGCGGCGATAGCCAATACCAAGCACTTCCGTATCAAGCGCGTAAAGTGCTCCAGAATTTGTAACTGACGTGCCAGCCACACCGTTAACGTAAACATTAAAACTATTGCCGTTTCTTACAAACGCAATATGATTCCATTGGTTCAAAACTACGTTTGGCCCAGTAATTGTTGCTGCTGCAAAGGTGCCATCAGTAGAAAATACAGCCTGAGCAGATGCGGAAGCCAAATACAAAAGCCATTGATTGCTTGCCGGAATTGATCCGCTGTTCCACTTACTTAACAGCGAAGTTTCAGCAGGCAGAGCAAGCGGGTAGTACCACATCTCTACCGTGAAGTCGCCGCTGCCAAAGTCAAACGCTGCGTTATCCGGCGCAGTCAGGTAATCCCCCGTCCCATCAAAATACCCACTGCCCCCATACGAGGCCGTGCTGTAAGACGCTGGCGGGTTGAACGGCGCGA